CAACCATTGGCGAACGGGAAAAAGGAAGAGCAATGCAGGAATCAATTAGACAACAAGACCGATGAGGAGGGCAACGTCCTGGAGCGCGTCCAGTGTCTCCTGCGGGAGGCCCCGACGAAGCGCATCGATAAGAAGAAGGCTCGGTCGGCTATCTCGCCTAACGTGGTGCATAGCTTGGACGCCGCGCACCTCCAGCGGGTCGCGGTCATGGCGGGGGAGGAGGGTATCATCCACTTCCAGTTCATCCATGACAGCTTCGCAACTCACGCGGGCCGGACCGCTCGGTTCTTCCGTATCATCCGTGAGGCCTTCGTGGAGCAGTATGAGACCTACTGCCCCTTTGAGGCCCTGACGGAATACGCCAACTCTGCCCTGTCCGCAGAGGGCCAGGAGAAGCTCGCCGCCCTTGCGATCCCGGAGCGCGGCACCCTGGATTTGCGTGAGGTCCTGGAGTCCCAGTACGCCTTTGCCTAGAATGTCTGCAAATACGGAAAATCCGCCAATGCGGTATTAGTACGGACTTATGCATAACCGTCCCACGGCCATGCACCTCCTTTGCTTACCTGACCCGTAGAAGCCCTCACCGGCCTCTGCGGGTTTTTTCTGATCCAATTGCGGACAGTCCGCTAATACAGATTACCGGGCTGGCACCCGCCTCCCACGGAATATCCTACGCCTTTATGGCAAATAAACGACCGACTATCGACGCCACTTTCGGCCCGTTCCCGCTCTCGTTCCCGAACGTGACCGAACCGGACGACAAGTATGACGTGTACACCGCTAACGGTGTCGATGATCCGAACAGCGCCGCGATGAAAGCCGCCAAGGCAATCCTCGCCGACGCCATGAAGACCTTCAAGCTCGACAGTGACGCCAAGCTCCCGCTGGTCAAAGAGATGACCAAGGACCCGAACGCACCCGCCACGGCCAAGAAGCCGAAGAAGGTTGCGACCGGCAAGCTCGTACTGAAGAGCAAGAGCAAGCGCCCGCCTGCCGTGTTCGACAGTCAGGGCCGCGAGATCAACCCTAAGGGCCTGGAGATCAAGGGCGGCACGCTCGCTCGTGTCCAGGGCTTCCTGTCCCCGTACGAAATGACCGAGAAGGTCAAGGACTCGGACGGCAACATCGAAGAAGTGACCGTCTCGGGCATCTCCTTCACGCTCACCGGGGTCCAGATCATCCGCCTCGCCAAGGGCTTCGGCTCCAAGGGCTTCGACGCCTACGATGGCGACGACGGCGATGGCTGGACCATGAGCGACGAAGACGCCGCAGGCCTGAACATCGGCGACGATGGTGACGCTGGCGACGATCAGCCCGAGGATGATGGTGGCGTCCTCGACATTTAAGGGTCGAGTGAAGCTCCACGGCCGCTCGGGCCTCGAAGATAAGACGATGGCGGACCTCGCAGAGCGCGGGGTCCCCTTCCGATACGAAGAGGTCCGGGTTTCCTACGAGAAGCCCGCGAGCTCCCACAAGTACACCCCCGATTTCATCCTGCCCAATGGCGTCATCGTCGAGACCAAAGGCCTCTTCGATAGCGACGATCGCAAGAAGCATGAGCTGATCCGGAAGCAACACCCGGCTCTCGACATTCGCTTCGTCTTCTCCCGGTCTGCCTCGCCGATCCGCAAAGGCTCCAAGACCACCTACGGGTCCTGGTGCGCCAAGCTGGGCATCCCCTACGCCGACAAGGCTATCCCTCAAGCGTGGATCGACGAACCCGACGACCCCGCGAGACATGCCGCAATTTCCAACGCATCCGCCTGAGGTCCCTCAGGGGCTTTCGGGCCCCAAAGGACCCCCGATGACGACACGTATTTTCCAGTGGCCCGCAGGCCGCAAGACGACCAAGCGACCCTCCACGGACTTCATTGTCGTCCATTGCTCCGCGACCCGCGAAGGGCAGACCTACGACGCCACGAATATCGACCGCTGGCACTTGAACCAAGGCTGGGCGGGCATCGGCTATCACTACGTCGTCCACCTGGACGGGTCGATCGAAACCGGGCGTCCCGAGGATGCCGTGGGGTCCCATGTGGCTGGCTACAACTCGCGGGCCCTTGGGGTCGTGTACATCGGCGGCCTCGCTGCGGACGGCAAGACGGCCAAGGACACCCGCACCCCGGAACAGAAGGACGCGCTGGTCCAACTCCTGCGCCACCTCAAGGCCAAGCACCCCAAGGCCATCATCCAGGGCCACCGAGATTTCCCCAAGGTCGCCAAGGCCTGCCCCTCATTCGACGCCAAGCGCGAATACGCCACCCTCTAATAGGACCGACGACCATGCCCCAACTGACTCCCCGCGCCAAAGAGGTCCTGGACTATCTCCAGACCAAGGGCACCGCATCGCCTCGCGAGGCCTTGCTGGACATCGACATCAACAGCGGCTCCTTCACCCGCCGCATCACCGAGCTCCGGGACGCCGGCTACCGCATCTCTTCGGAGACGAAGAAGCATCCGGTGAGTGGCCGCCTGTACAAGGTGTACACGTACGGGGCCCACAAGTGACCGACACGGCCGCCCACAAGTCCCACGCGAAGCTGAAGAAGTCGCCGCTGGAGGCGCTCAAGGACGCCGCCGCTTCCTTCGTGAAGGCCGCGAACGCCTATGCGGAGTCGGAAGAGGGCCGCACGGTCCACACCGTCACCCTTGAGGACTTCCGTGTCCTCTACCAGGGCGAGCAGCTCTATTCGCTGACCCGCCGCTGACCCCTAAGGGGCCATATCGTTACCAAGTGTTTCGTTATGGCCCCTTTTTATCAAGAAAAGTCGCTAGGCGTTGGCCGATCCGGCATTTCAATATCTTTGGCCCAGCCAATTAGTGAGGGTTCCTCGCCGTCTCCCACAACTCCCGGCACTTGCATGACAAGTTCAAATTCAAAGAACCGCGCTTTCTCCTCAATAAGGATGGAAAACTTGTCTCCGGTTTTAATAGGCAATGCGAAGAGTAAATCCCGCTTCTCATCCAGGTTGTTATTGAACACTACTCTAATGCGTACGGTCATCGTTTTTCCCTAAAGCTTCACGCCGGCCCTTTGCGGTTATTGGCCCCGCGCGGCTCGGATGGACATTACGGCATCCATTGCTTCAATCCGACCGCTCTGGCGCACTTCCTTATCCGCTGCCGCCATTGGAAGTTCCATAAGGCTTGGGCGGAGACCTCGGAGTTCGCCCGACGCTAGGAACGTGAAGGCCTCGCAACGGCTGACGGCGACAGACGCGATCGTCCCCGCGCTCTCGCCGGAGGGCTCCAAGCGTGCCACCTCCTTGTGTAGACATTCGTTGTACGCCGCGATCCCCGAGAAGGATGAGGCCGCAGCCAGTATAATCAAGACCATAGGTTCCCCTTTTGGCGAACCATAGCATCGACCTTCCGATGGCTCCAGCGGGTTTACCTCCTTTACCGCTGGGGCTTTCAGAGGGCCGCACGGCTCTAATCCTAAACCTCCCTCCGTATCCAACCCCGCCCGGTTCAACTCCGGGGGCTCCTTAGTGCCTGCATAGGTGGCCGGGAGAGCGGGAAGGGGAGGACACCTAATCCCGAGTACCTCCATGAACGAACGCGAGCGCGATGACAGCGCCTTCGTGGGCCATGAGTCCTGCCCTGTGTGCGGCTCCCGCGACAACGCGGCCCGCTACGCCTCTGGGCGGCTCTACTGCCACGGCTGCCAAAAGACCATCGAGTGGCCGGACGACGACCCCGACAACCCCCGGCCTGCCCGATCGGCGGCCTCCAGGACCCGAATGACTGAACCTTACGACGCTCTCCCCTCCGACGTGGGGGATGAGAAGCTGACCCGTGCCTACGGTATCTCGACGGCCACCCGCCGCGCCCTCGGAATGGGGCTGGTCTCCATGGGTGTGTCCCACTTGGGGGTCGATTATCCCCGCAAGGCTTGCATGGCCTTCGACTACCGGCTTCCGGACGGGACCCTCTGGGGCCAGAAGATCCGATACAAGCTGCCGGAGGATGCGGAGGACGACAAAACGTTCCGCTTTCCCCACGCCAAGGGCTCCAAGGCTCCACCGCTCTGGCTGATGCACAAGTGGACCCAAGGGACCGATCGGCGCTCGCTGACCGTCTGGGAAGGCGAGGGCGACTGCGCGGCCTACTATGAGGTCACAGGCGGCAAGTACCCATGCGTCTCACTCCCCAACGGTGCCAAGGGTGCCGAAGAGTCCATCCGCGCTTGGTACGACTGGCTCAACCAATTCGATAAGATCGTACTGGTCTTCGACGGGGACGCAACGGGCCGCGAGTGGGCCAAGAGGGCCGCAGCGCTCCTTCCTCCCGGCAAGGCCTTCATTGGCGAGGTGCCGGGGTACAAGGACGCCCGCGAGGCTCTCATGGCGGACGACCCTAAGGCCATCCAACAGGCCTTTTGGAATTGCTCGCAGTACAAGCCGGACGGCATCTTCCGCGTCTCGGACCTGATCGACAAGGCCCGCGCTCCGGTGAACATGGGGTTCCCCTGGTGGAGCCCTACGCTGACCAAGTGGACCTTCGGCCGCCGCGCTGGCGAGCTGTACACGCTTGGGGCCGGCAACAGCATCGGCAAGACCGACTGGACGACGCAGTCCATCGCCTATGACGCCTTGGTCCTCGGGATCATGACGGCCGTCATTTACCTTGAGCAGCCCCCCGTGGAGACCCTCAAGCGCCTCGCCGGCAAGTTCGCGGGCAAGCCCTTCCATATTCCCATGGAGGCTCTCGACGAACACGAGCGGTACACCCAAGAGGAGCTCGACGCCGCGCTAGATGCCCTGGAGGCCTCACCGAACCTGATATTCGGCGGGGACTTCGCGTCTACCGAATGGGCCGACGTGGAAGCCAAAATCCGCTATCTCGTGATTTCTCACGGGGTAAAGATCGTCTACCTCGACAACCTCACGGCGCTGGTGGACGAAACCAACGAACGCGCGTCCGTCGAAGGCATTATCAAGGCCATGGCGCTCCTCTGTCAGGAGCTCCAAATCAACATCATCCTCCTTTGCCACTTGGCGACCCCGGACGGGAAACCGCACGAGGAAGGGGGCAATGTCAGCCTGAAGCACTTCAAGGGCTCCCGCGCCATGGGAGCGTGGCCGCACTACGCTTTCGGCCTGGAGCGGAACACTCAGCACTCGGACCCCGAGATGCGCAATTATTCCACGTTCCGTTGCGTGAAGGACCGATACACGGGCCGCGCCAACGGCAACACAATGTGCCTCCGCTTCGTGCGGGAGACCGGGCAGCTTGTCGAAAGCGAGTTCCCGGAAGGCTACACCGACGAAGCGAACAGCAAGGGCCCCCGTGGGGGCTCCCCCGGCTTCGACGCCTATACTGAGGAAGACGCCAAAGCTCTCGGGATTTAGACCGGGTAGACGGACCAGTGAAGGATGCGAGTAACAGCAGCCCCAGAGCCAATCGTGTAGATGACGAAGGCGAATTCGGCCGGAGCGCCGCGTACGGTGAAGTTAGGCAGCACGCCCGAGGTCCCCAACGGATTGTCAAACCCCGTGAACACGAGATTTCCGCCTACCGTGGCTGCGGATAGGGGGCCGTCCGAGAAAGTCACGTCTACAATCTTTCCGTCTACGGAAATAGCCCCGGATCGCCCGTGCGGGACGATCAACGTTCCTGAAGAATAAACGGGCTTACCATCAATCAACATCAAACGACCTCCTCTGTAGGGCCGATAGGCTCTTAGCGGGGGCGTGACATGGCGTCCAGCGAGACGCCCAGGTACATCCACATTGGACTTATTGAATACCCCTGTCTCAAGGGGCCGCTACGTCTTCGACTTGGAGACCAACGGCCTCTTGGGAGAGGTCACCCGTGTACACTGCGCGGTCCTGTATGACCTCGATACGCATGAGCTTATGGGCTTCCGGCCCAAAGACCTCGGCAAGTTTCTCAAGCTCTACCGATCGGCCACGCTCCTGGTCGGCCACAACATCATCGGTTTTGACGTTCCCGTCATCGCCAAGCTGTACGGCCTGTCCCCTAATGCCGACTGCGAGCTGATCGACACGCTCCCGCTGGGCCGGCTGATCTATAGCGACATAAAGCAGGACGACTTCCCGAGGGCCAAGGCCTGGAAGAAGTACAAGCAGGCCCTGGAGGAGTGGCAGTCCCGCAATCCGGACGGCCAGTACCCCTACGCCAGTAAGGCCCCTCAGGAGTTCCCCGGCCAGTTCGTCGGGTCCCACTCGCTGGAGGCCTGGGGTTACCGCCTGGGCCACGAGAAGAAGGGCGACTACTCCAAAGAGATGAAGGCGAAGGGGCTGGACCCCTGGGCCGAGTTCAACGAAGCCATGTTTGAGTACATGCTTCAGGACGCCCGCGTAAACGTGGGCCTCTATGAGCATCTCATCGCGCAGGAAGGCTACTCGCCCCTCGCGGTTGCCCTTGAGATGGCCTGCCAAGCCCTGTGTTGCCGAATGGAGCGCAACGGGTGGCCGCTGGACGTCCGGAAGGCCGAAGAGCTCTACGCGACACTCTGCGCTCGCCGCAGGGAGCTTGAGAAAGCACTCGTGGCAGCCTTTCCGCCCTGGCGGGTCCGGCTGGAAGACTTCATCCCCAAGCGGAACAATAAGTCCAAAGGTTACCTCGCGGGCGTCCCAGTAGAACGCTGGGAAACCCGAGAGTTCAACCCGGCTTCGCGAGATCACATCGCGGACCGGCTGATCGACAAGTATGGCTGGAAGCCCACTGAGTTTACCGATGGCGGCTCCGCCAAAGTGGACGATGAGGTCCTACAGCGCCTCCCATATCCAGAAGCCAAAATCCTCGCCGAATACTTCCTGATCCAGAAACGGCTCGGGCAGGTCGGAGAGGGCAGTCAGGCCTGGCTAAAGCAAGTCAGCAAGAAAGGTCGGATACATGCACGCTACAACAGCAACGGCGCTCTCACGGGCCGCGCGACACATAGCAGCCCCAATATCGCCCAGGTCCCGGCTGTACGTGCGAAATATGGACGGGACTGTCGAGTTCTGTTCCATGTCCCCGCAGGCTGGACCCAACTTGGCGCAGACCAAAGCGGCCTAGAGCTTCGCTGCCTTGGCAGCTTCATGGCTGCCTTCGACGGCGGCAAATACATCGAAGTCGTTCTTCACGGTGATATCCACTGGGAGAACGCCAAGGCCCTCTTCGGCCTCCCCGAAAATACCCCCCGCTACGAAGAGTTCGACGCGGACGGTCATGGCATTGCCATCCCGAAAAACGAGAAGATGCGCGACGTCGCCAAGACGTTCATTTACGCATTTCTGTATGGGGCAGGGGATGCCAAGCTCGGCTCCATCATCGGCAAGGGCCGCAAGGCGGGCGAACAGCTCCGCGCTCGGTTCCTCAAGAAATTCCCGGCGCTCGCACGGCTCATTAAGGCTGTTAAGGCGGCAGCCGAGAAGGGCTGGCTGAAGGGCCTTGACGGCCGCAAGCTGCCCATCCGCAGCGAACACGCCGCCCTTAACACGCTCCTGCAATCGGCGGGGGCCGTCATCTGTAAGAGCTGGATCACCAAGGCCGAAAAGGCGATCATGGATGCCGGTCTCAAGGTCTCCGAGGGCCTCGGAGAGGACTGGGATGCAGACGCCGATGTCGTCATTCTCGGTTGGGTCCACGATGAGTTACAGGTCGCCGTGAGGCATGGCCTGGAAGAGCAAGTCTCCGCGATCCTGATTGAAGCCGGACGGAAAGCCGGCGACCCTTTCGCTTCGTGGAAGTGTCCCACGGACGTGGAGGTCAAGCAAGGAACCGACTGGGCAACGTGCCACTGATGCGCCCAGAGCACCTTACCGGCGCTGCCAGTGAGCATTTCGCTGCCGCTTACTTCATGTCGCGGGGCTACGAGGTTTTCTGGCCTGCAATACAGCAGGGGACGGCCGACTTCGTGGTCCGGCAAGGGCGGGATTACGGCTCCGTCCAAGTGAAGACTGCGGGATGGAATAAAGCATCCCCACCGTACTCATATCTCCAATGCCGTATCCGGCCCAATACCCCAGCAGGCGCAACACGGAAGCCTGTAGACGTCGCTGACCTTTATGCGATCGTTCACGGCTTTGACATTTGGGTCATTCCGTCTTCCGAGATTGATAGCTCAAATTTGTCGCTCGGTTCTACACGCGAGCCCCGCAAGGCCACCCGCTGGGACCAATATAAGGACAGCGTCATACAAAGTGGCTCTGCCTCCTGACATCCCCCCGGCGCTCCTTCCGGTCCTTCAACGGGCCTGGGAGCGCCCCTTCCTTACACGTTCCGATTTCGCCCGCGCCCATGCGGACGAAGTCGCCATCGCATCCTGCCTGGGCCTCCTAACGGTCCGGCACGACCCCGCAACATGGGGCCGATCGTGGCGCATTACCGCACGCGGCCTCTCCCTCTTGGCGATCCAAGAGACCCCCTGGGAGATTACCCAATGAAGTTCCCCCGTTTCTATAATCCGTTCGCTCGTATCCGCGCCCTCGTGGCCGCCAATGCCCGCCTGAAGGAGCGCAACGTCCTCATCCGTGACGACAACCGCGCCTTGCGCTCGGCCGTCCGTACCCTGCGGAATGAGCAGCGTGCCGCTGGCTTCGAGATCATCGCCCTCAGCGACAAGTGGCGCTGCCTCTACAATGACGTCGTTACCGAACTGGACGTCACCGAACAGGCGAACGAAGCGTTCATGATCGAGCGCGAGGAGCTGAAGGCCAATATCGCCCTCCGCGATGCCGTGGGCGTCCAGCTCGTGTCCTGCCTCATGGCGGCCGAACAAGTCATCACGGCCAATGATGCCTCCCTCCAGCTCGCCCAGCAGGCGAACGAAGAGCTCGCCGCCGAAATCCTGGAGCTCCGCACGGACACCCAACAGCAGGCCGGCGAGACCCTCGAAGTCGTCGGCTACGTCAAGGCCTGCGAGAGCTCCCTGGCTGCGGCCGGCATCGTCATCGTGGACACTGAAGAGAATGGCCCGCGCGTCCTGGTGGACACTCAGGTCCTCTTGGCGGCCCTCAAGGCCGGACAGGTCGGCACGCTGACCCAGGAAGCCAGCGAGGCGGCCTGATGCTCCTGCGGCTCCATCGGATCGGCGGGGCCGTAAAGCACCTCCTGACCGCTAAGGACGGCGAGACCTATACGCCCGCGCGGGTCTATTGGTGCCTCGCGGCCCTGACACAGATCGGCCTGAGCATCTGGCACACCGCCGTCCTCGGGCAGGCCTTCTCATCAACAGACTTCGGCACCGGCATGGGGCTCGTCCTCACGGCGGGCGGCCTTGGTGTCTGGATCACCAGAAAATCGGAACCCGACGAATGATCGACGTAACCAAGCCCCTAGAATTGGCCGATGGCCGCCCCGTTACCTTCAACCGTTTTGACCATGACGGGGACATCGTTGTGACTATCGCGGGTGCGGGAACCGGCCGCGTTTTTCGCCCTGACGGCGTCCATTGGCTCGAAGAGCTCCCAAACCTCCGCAACGTGGCGGAACCTGTGGCCCCCGCAGAGCCCTTCGAGTTCATCGACGTTTCGGTAGAGGTCTCCCGGACCTACACGTTCCCGACCGGAACCGTGACGATCGACAAGCCCGAGAAGCTCCATGTCAGCCCGTCACACTCGCACCGGCTGATCGACGCAGACGGCCGCTCGCATTACGTGCCCGCTGGCTGGCTGCATCTGTCCTGGACCGTGAAGCCGGGAGCGCCGCATTTCGTCGCCTAAAGTCACCTCCGACACCTACCGGCATCCCTCCGGCCATTACGGCTACCGCATCTATTTAGACGGCTCTGAAGTTATCGCTTCGGGGCCGTTTTTGTTTGAGCGGGACGCTGCGAGGACCGGGGCGCACTTTGCGGCGGACCCGAAGGCCCTGGTGGATTTCCTATCCCGCGCATGAGCAATTGCCGGATGCGGTTGCGGGCGGCGTTCGCGTTCTGAGATCGGCCTATGTCGTTTTCAGCGTGTAGCGATTTCCAGAACCACACCAGGGTCTCCCGCTCGACCCCCCAGTCCCGCAGGAACCGCATGGCCTGCACCACTTGAGCGCCAGCGCCGGAGCTCCTTCCAGCCTGATCGGCGGCCCGGTCCACAATCTCGATAGCTTCTCTCAGGTTCATCCCGCCTCTTTAGCGCGGTGAGAACAGACAAGGAACAGAAAATGCCGACGCCCTTAGTCAACTGGAAGGACGCCGCACGGTTCCTAGCGATCCCGCTGGGCACTCTCGCGCTCGCCTTCGGGGTCTACCACTTCGTCACCGGACCCCAACGGGCCCGACAGGAAGCCGCCCAGGCCTCCGCAAGTGCCACCACGTCCCAAGCCGGCATGAAGGCCGCCCAGGACGCCCTTAAAATCACCGTCGATACGCAGGCCGTCACAGGTCGCATTGACGTCGTCACCCAAGGAAACCGCGATGCAATACTTGCCGCTCCTGGCGCGACTGAAGCGCTGGGGACTGATCTTCACGACACCGGCCTTCGCGCTCTCTGCCTGCGCGACACCTACCGTCTACAACCGGCCTGCGAGCAGTTGCTCCACGCTGATCCCGTCCAGCCTCCGAGCTGACACGGACGGGGCCTCGCTGCCCCTTGACGGCTCCCAAGGCTCATGGGTCGTCTTCGGCGATGCCCAGACGGGCCAGCTCGAAAAGGCCAACGTGACCAAGCGGGCGGCCATCGAGATCGTGGAGGCCTGCGAGAAGCGGGACCAGGAAGCCGAACGGGCCATCACCGGGAAGAAACGGAAATGATTGTCTCGATAAAATTCCCGTCAGTCTGGCAGGACGCGCCCATGGGTACGCCGTTCGCCACTGTCCAGCGCTCTCAGACTGTCGAGTTTAAGCTCGGTCTAGGGCCATGCGGGAAGACCGTTACGGGACTGAAAACCGACAACGATCGGGAGTTCTTCTACATCCTCCAGTCCCATGACGACGGCACACACAAGCGGTTCATGTATCGCCTGTGTCAGATCGTCGGCCGCATCGAAGTCGAGCTGGCCGCATGAAAGCCCCGCAGTACGCCTATTCAATCGTCCTTTGCCCTGGCTGCGGAGGGAAAGGGCACAAATCCCGGCACGAGTGCACGGATTATCACCGGGGCGAGTACGACGTGGTTTTCTCCTCCTGCCAAATATGCGGCGGGGACGGGCGGCTGCGCCAGACGGTGACGACCACTTTTGAACGTCTCCAGCACCCTCAGATCACCGAATAACGAGAGTTTCCCAACATGAAGAAGTTTGTCCTGGCGGCCCTGGCGACCGTCTCCCTGTCCCTTGCTGCCTGCGGCGGAGCCCCTGAGGTGGACCCATGTCTGTCGGCTCCCGACGTGAAGCAGTGCGAGGCCACGCGGGCCGCCTCCGCGTCCGGCAATAACGACGCGCTCCTGTATGGCGTCGGCGGCTACCTCCTGGGCTCCATGATGGGCGGCGGTTCCTCGCGCTCGACCCATACGACCGTGGAGAAGCACTACTACAGCCCGCGCCCGAGCTATCGGCCGTCGTATCGTGCCCCGTCGTACGGTTCGTACAGCAGCCGCTCGACCTTCCGCAGCTCCTTCGGTCGCCGCCGCTTCTGATGCTCCTGTCCTCCACGAAGAAGCGCGGCCCCTCAGTGCGCTATGAGGTCCGCTACGGGGGCGGTCGGAAGCCATTCGATCGCCTGGAGGGCGAGGACCCCGAGAAGCACGCAAGGGCCTTCGCGAACCTTCAGCGGACCAAGCCGAACGGCTGGGCCCAGATAGAGCGCGTGACGACTGAGATCATCGAGAGGCGCAGCTAATGGGCGCTCTCTACCCCGGCGCTCTGTCGCTCGCCCGTCCTCCGCTTTCCACCAGCCTTATTGAAGGCGTGTACACCGTAACCCCCGGCGAGCCCCGCAAGTGCCTCCCGGCCCCCATCAATCCCAGCCCGGAAACCAAGCCGGAGCCCCTGCGCCAGACTGAGACATCCGGATAGGATTTTTCCTCTTTCCTACAGGTGCGGATAGAACATAATGAGAACAAACGATGACGACTCAGCTCCTCATAGATGCCGACTTTGTGCTCTATCGCGCCTGCGCGGGTGCCCAGCGGGAACACGTTTGGCCGAACGATGCGGGCCAGAAGGTCCACACAATTTCCGCGAGTTACGATGAAGCCCTAGAAAAGTTTGAAGGGTCTGTGAGCTCCTACATGGGCAAGCTCTTCGCCGATGAAGCGATCCTGATTTTCAGCGGGGACGCCAACTTTCGCAAGGATGTCTGGCCGCTCTACAAGGCGGACCGTACGGCACCCAAGCCCGCCTGTTATTGGGCGATCATCGACCATCACCGGCAGGCCGGGAAGTACCGCGTGGTCTCCGAGCCGTGCCTGGAAGGTGACGATTACATCGGCATCCTGGCGACCCGCCCGAGCCCCATTCGCCGCGTCATCGTGTCCGAAGACAAGGACATGCAGACGCTCCCGAATGTGGAAATCTGGCGGCAGGAACGGCTGATCGAAACCGACGCGGACAGCGCCGATCACTTCTGGCGCTTGCAGACCCTCATGGGCGACACAACGGACGGCTACCACGGTTGCCCCGGCATCGGCCCCAAGAGTGCCGAGAAGGTCCTGGCGAAGGCCGGCGACCCCTGGGCGAACATCCTACAGGCCTACGAGGACGGCTGCCGGAAGAAACCGGAAGCGCTCGAAAAGGCCGGCGTGGAGACCCCCGAGGACCTTGCGCTCCTCAATGCGCGGCTCGCCCGCATCCTCCGACACACTGACTGGGACGGCAACGCACGGCGGCCGATCCTCTGGAGTCCTGAAGCATGACACGCCTTTATCTCGACCTCGACGGGGTCTTTGCGGACTTCGATCGGCACTATGCGGACCTGTTCGGCGATTATCATCCGGCGATCCCCGACGATGAGCTGTGGGGTAAAATCCACTCCATGCCGACATTCTTCCGGGACATGCCAGTCTGCCCCAGTGCCCAGTCCTTTTACTGGGAAGTGGACGCCGTTTGGCCTTTGGCGAGCGTAGCGGTCCTCACGGCCTGCCCTAAGTCCGCCTACGCCCATGTAGCGGGACAGAAACGCGCTTGGGTCCGTGAACACCTCTCGCCGTCCCTTACCGTCCTCCCGGTCGCCGGAGGGTCCTCCAAGCCGCTGTTCATGCACGCGCCGGGGGACATCCTGATCGACGACTTCGCCCGCAACACGACGGCCTGGGAGAAGGCCGGAGGACGCGCAATCCTGCACACCGGGGACTTTGAGGCAACCGGCACGGCCCTCAAGGCGATGCTGGAGGCGACCCCATGTTCCGCATGATCCGCGAGCGCTTCAACGCCTGGGCTCAGGACCTCGCTGACCGATTGGTGGAGCACTTCCTGGCCCTGGATGCCCCGCGATGATCGCCGGGTACGTCGCAGGGGTCTTCAGTGGCCTTGCCTTCGCTTGCGGGATCGCAGGTTTCTACATGCTCCGCAGTGTCGGGGAGGTGCCCGCATATGATCCCGCAAGTCCGCGCCCGTAATCTCGACATCGTCGCAGGCCGCCTCCGGGAGAAAGCCGAATGGCTCCGGAGGAACGGCAAGCCCCTGAAGGTCCGGGTGGGCGGCAAAGTGATGGAGCTTAACGCCCTGACCTCGCTGCACCTGGACCAGGACGCAGACGCCTTTGAGCGGGACGCCGCAAAGCTCCGCACAAATTACGCTTAACCGACAGCCCGCAACAGAGAGATGAAATGAGCTTTATGACCCAATTGAACCCTACCGACAAAGTCGAAGTGTTTACCGAGGAAGCCTGTGACGCCCTTACGGTAATCGACCTGGGCAGCGAAGTTTCCCTCTCGCAAGTGTCGGATGGCGACGACTTCCACAATGTCATCATTGGCCTTGAACAAGCAAAGGCCCTGAAGGCCTACCTGGAGAAAATTCTTGAGTAATACTATCTGCGGTTCTTGCGTCTTCCGGCAGGGCCTCCATCCTACCCGCTGCGCCTCCTGCGGCCCGGCTGGGGCCTATCAGCGCTATCAGCAGTCCACGGTCCCGCTGAAGCTGGCGGGCGACCCTGAGGCGGCCCATGTGGAAGCTGTCCCGGTCGCGCCGATCGGTCACAACGGTCCCCCCGAGCCCGTACTGGACCCCACGTTGACCCTTCCGGATGCCGACGAGCTCCGGGGTGCCTTTCCGATGGCGTCGGGGCTCCTGGACTATTTCCCGGCTGCCCTGGCTGAAGTCTCGCGGGTCTCGAAGATCGGCAACGACCAGCACAATCCCGGCATGGAAATGCACTGGGCCCGCGACAAGTCCACCGATCATGCCGATAAGATCATGCGGCACCTGACGGACCGGGGGAAGTTCGACGGCCGGGGCGTACGACATACCGCGCGGCTCGCTTGGCGGGCCCTGGCGATGCTCCAGACCGAGCTGGAGATGGAGGCGGGCTATCCGCTGTCCCGAGCGTCTGTAGGGGCTCCTCCGGGGTTCCTTGGGGCTACCGCATGAAGCCTCGCACGTTCGGCCCGCTGTCATATTACCGATCGACCGACATGGACCGAACGGTCACCCTCATGCACCACCTGAAGCTCTCCGCAGGGCGCTTCCGCTTGGAGTTCGGTTTCCAGACGCAAGCCTCCGTGGATCGTATAAAGCGGCAGGACGCCTACGCGGCCCTACGCAAGAAGGCGGTGGAGGCGTGGTCTCCTCATACCGTCGAGTGGACGCTGGAAGATCATTGGCACGAGGGCGGGACATTCGTGACCGCTACGGCTCTCCTCCAGCGGATAGTGGACGGCGCGATAGCGAACCCCTGGCCCGACGAGGGCGATGCAGGGTGACCTATTCGCGGCCTCTCCGGCTCCCGCTTGGGGCGCTCCTGAGGAAGTAGAGCGCCGCCGCCGTATCCGGGTGGCCGTGTGGGCGTACGCCTATGAGGTCCTAGACGTCTCCCTGGTCTCCGACGAGACCTTTGACCGGGAATGTCAGGCCGTGGACCCGAGCGTCTCCACCGGCCACCCTAAGCTCGACAAGTTCTTCCGGGACCAGTTCGCCGACTATACCGGCCAATGGGTCCACAAGCATCCTGAGAAGGCCAAGCTGGCGGCCCTCACGAAACGCATAATCTCCAACCGCAACAGAAAGGGCCCCGAGCCTTGAATAAGCGATTTATCACGGCCATGGCGGCCGTACTCATCATCACGTCAGTACTAGGTCTCCTCGCTGGCCTGATCGCGATCTTCCCGATCTTCCTGGGCGTCATCACCTATCGCTATGCGAAGCGGGCTGTCCTGCGGGCCCTTGTGGCCGTACAGGCCAACCGCAAGCTGATCGGTCGCCGCGCCTTTGTGCTGGCAGCCGGCCCGTTCCTGGTGCCCATGTCTGTGATCGCCAACGCCGCCGTTGCCTTCTACCGTGAGGCCCGCGACTGCGCCCGCGATAACTGGCGTGGCGTCAAGCGCTACTGGTCGGCCGCGTACGCCTAAGAATTGCCCTCGGGTCTCCTCACGGGGGCTCGGGGGTATTTTCTCGACCGTGTACACACTTAGGCAAATAAAAAGGGCCACTGAGTTTCCCCGGTGGCCCTTTGAGTATTTCAAAGCGGTTGATCTAGCAGCTTGGCAAGGTCCTCGCGACTGAGGACCAGGGAGTGGGTCTCCCCTTCATGTTCCTGGAAGACAATAAACAATCCTTCTCCCATACATTCCGCGTACCCGTCCTCAAGTTCGACCTTTAGCAGGGCCTCCTTAACGGTCGGGTCGGCCTCTATTCTTTCCTGTCTCATTCCAGTTAGTCCCAAAAGCGCAGTCGCTCATTTTGCTTTTATCCTGGACCGGGCCTGGGCGATCGCCTCTGAGAGGCCATTTAGGACGCCTTCGTATTCGTCTTTAAGTTCCTGCCAGTGGCGATCGCCTGGACGCCATCCGTCGCTGAGTGCCTCAAGGGCAATCTGGACGGGACCAGGGATTACAACGTCCCCGGACTCCCAGCGGGCTACCGTACGTTTCCCGTGGGCTCCGAGACGCAGGAGAGTGCCTAGGGCTTGCTGAGACATCCCTATGCCTTCGCGTATTTCTCTAGCACGTTCGGCTGTCATACTTGGCGGGGTCATTCCGAACCTCGCGAATACTTCAGCGTCCGTGCAGATACTACGCGATAACTCTCCGATTGCTGGCGGACGACTAACGATTTTCTGATGATGCCGCGCGACACTGAGACCCCCCACTTGGAAGGCCTGACTATAAACTATGTCCTTCAAATCCCGCGAACACTCCAGTTAATCGCTAAGCCAACCGCCGTGGCCTTGGGGGACAAATTAGCATCCCCCGTGGCCCGTGTGGCGGGCGTTAAGCCCTCAAAATTAACAAGGATTGATCTTTCCTCCTTCCGCCTGTCGCTCTATTCGCTCACTTCATCGCATATCATAAATCAGGGAGGGGACAATGTGCCCCCTCATGCTCTCCTTTGTGCTGTCATTCTGCCCGCTCTAGGTGTCCCTCGCAAGTGTCATCGGGGCACCGCAGGGTCCGCCCTTCGATATGCTTGGCCGTCACGCGGGCCTGCCACTCGCACATGCTGCAAGAGACCTTGAGATACCGCGTGGTCTGGGTTTTCTTCCCTCCGGCCAACGACATGTCCTTGAGGTTCGCGCCGGGGAGAGGCCCAAGGGCCGCAAGGATCGGATCGGCCCACGAGTGCCATTCGGGCCCAGCGACGGTCGCCGTAGCTTTCCCGGTGAGGCCTAGGCGCTTCATGGTCACCCGGAACTTGGGCCCGTGTCCCTCTTCGTTCCCTAGGGCCGCGTGGATTAGCTCGTGGGTGAGTACGTCCGCCACTCGGGCGCTGTCGGATTGGAGGGTAGGGCGGATGAAAATCTCCACGGCCCCATCCTCGCTCGCGAAGTCTGCCCAACACTCGCCGATGACCTTGGACCGGATGCCCTTGCTCGGGTGGCCGACAGAGACCCGGATGGCCTCGGGGAGCTTCGCGCCCACATCCTTGAACTTAGGGCGGGCGGCGTTCGTGAAGGCTTGGAGCCATGCTTCGCGGGTGCGTTCGTTCGTCATGCTGTGGCCTCCTGTCTGGCTGGCGTCTCATTGAACCCGCGTAACCAGGCCAAACGGGTCTCATAGTTCCGATAGGGGTTCTGTTTGATCGTGTGTCCGGCCTCGCGGGCCTTGCGGCCCCATTGGCGGGCCATGAAGCGCTCTAGGGCCTCGGTCATCGTGCGGGGTTCCTCGTGAATGTCTGGGGGCTCTGGGCCGATCTTCTGGCCGTGATGGTCCCGGCTACTCTTCTCGCCGTGCCGATGGACGGGCAGAGACGGCGAGGGACTGGAGGGGGCTTGGGTGCCGTCATTGGTCTAGCCCCAGCTTCTTCATGAGTTTTGGCCACTCCTTAGCCTCGGCGGCTTGCATCGCCTCTCTGTGGGCCTGGAGCTGATCGTCGGCCCATTGGTTGAAGGCGCGGCGCTCCGCTGCCTGCCGGTCCTCCAGCTTCGTCCGTTTGGCCTCTATCCGGGCCATCACGCGCCGGTAGGCGACATTGTTGCGCTGGTAAGCTCTGTCCGCCGCCGCCCTATATTCGGGCGTGCCCTGTATCGCTTTCATATCCATGCCTCAGTCCTCTCCGGCCAGACGAAACCAGCGGACCAGCGAGAGCTCCCGCCGCCCCATGTCGTATTTGATCTTCGTGACGTAGCGGACGCCCGCTTCCCTCGGGAAACCCCGTGAGGTCGCCTCGGCCTTTTCGTATTCCGTCAGTTCCGACCAGCGGCACGGAGAGCACTCGTTGGCGGCCACGCGGGCCAGTAGGCCGACCATGTGGGCTGAGAGGGACTTGGCGGACCCCAAGGCGTCCTCGCGGTCGTCTGTGTAATAGCTGGTCCGCTCTTGGTGCGTCTCGCAGCGCGTGCGGCCCCACTCGGGCTTAGCGGCCTGTATGGTGGCCATGGTGTAGGCCACGCGGTATTCGCCATCCTCGGTCCGGGTGATGGTCATGTGCGGCAGTGCCTTGACGGCCGCGTAAAGGTCTCTTTGGGTCATGGTGCCCATGATGATTGCTCCTCAGGTTTCAGCGTGATATTGAGGAGAGGCCCCCGACCGACCCGATTAGGATCGGCCGGAGGTTTCAGCTTAGCTTTCCTTCAGGATCGCTAGGACGGTGGCGATTATCTTGGCGGAGGTCGCCACCATTCCAGCCCAGTGTAACCACCGAGCCAGTTGCCTTTGCTTCAGTCTCATTCGAGACCCTCTCGTTACCTAGCAGAGCGCTAGGCAGCTATCCGACCATCGGGCCGGATGGGTTCCACTCAGTCACAGAGCGGGCTGGAAGGGCGGCGCTAGGTCGCCCCTCGGGTCCGATCAGTTACCAAGCGCCGCTGCGCCACCATGCGATGAACATGCGGTCCTGAAGGTGTTGCCTCCAGCGCCGAACGTGGGCGTCATGGTCGGTCATGCTGCCATCTCCTTTTGAAATTCTGCCTGTGTCACCTTCACCTTGGCCCATGTGGCCCTGACGGCCCGTTCGGCTTCCCGTGAGGGCTGCACCAAGGCACGGCGGGCGGCTGCGGCGTCTTCCTGCATTGCAGCCATCATGCGGCTACGTGCTGCCTGTTGAGCGTCTGTCATCGTTCTTCCTCCTCTCAGTTGCCGGAAGGCCCTCGCAGGCCCTCGGGAAACTGGCGGGACACTAAGGCCCCGCCCGGTTTCGCTTTGTCTCACAATGTCAAAGAGCCGATGGAGAGAGCCGGCTAGGAGGACATTTTGTCCGCTTCGCGTCCCTCTCTGAGAACGCTTATGTCACCATGTGTACACGTCCGCAAGCGCTTATCGTCCGCAAATGCAGAATGTCCGTAATCGGGTCTTTTTGTGTCTTTCAGGACACAGTAGGGTCATGCTGGAGGCTTGCCGGTCCAGTGGGTGAGGGCGGCGAGGGGATCGTGCGGGGACGGTGAGGGGCCTTGAGAGACTGCGAGGGCCTTAGGTCCCTCGGCCCATACGCGTAGGGGTCATGCCTTTCTGAAACCCAAACACTGCGCCCCTAATGTCTGTGTGTACACGCTATGAGACCGGCTGATCCCTGTCCAATGCCTAATGGCTGGAGGGGTGGGGGATGGCGTACCGGCTTCAGCATCCGGTGACAGGCCGCAGAAAACCTAGGGTTTCGGCAGGGTGGGGG